AGCACCCCCGCCCGCAGGCGGGTCCCCGTTACCGAACTGGTAAAGCAAATAACCGTTGAAAGGCTGAACAGGAAAATGATTAAGACGTTAGCGAGACATACCTGGTTTAAGCGCGGTATCCTGTGTATCGTGCCTGTTATGATTTTGCTATCGTCGCTATTCGGCAGTTTCGGCGGATTACATATGAACGTTTCGGCTAACGATTATGGCGACCTGTTGCCGCCGGAATGGAATTTCGTTGAGCTGTTTCTCGGCGCGCCGGGAGTACGTGAGGCACTTTTATATTGCAAAAAATGCTCGGTGGTAAATTACAAACAGTATTTCTGCAATACGCATTTTAAGTTGTATTTAGAAATGCGAGTTAAAAATTATGTCGGGGAGTTCGTCAATTGGGACGACAACCGACTTTTGTACCAATACAGAAACGTCGACAAAATCCAAATTGGCGAGTATTTATTTGAAAAACAAGAGATAAATACCAAGATTGAGCCGGGACCGTATATACAGGGAATGGAATCAGGTAAAGGCTATTATTTCATTCCATTTTTCATATATAAAGGCGATTTGTACTTTGAAGTGAGGCAAGGCGACGCCAACACTTTTTTTGCTGTCCAGGGCTATCATATATGGAAAGGTTCTACAAGCCCCAGTTGGAACTATATTGCTAATGTAAGTATAAATGCCGGTTCGAGTTTTAGTTTAGGCTGGGGACCATATAGTTCTGTATGGATTTTAGAGCGCGAACTCTTCGGTCAATCGGGATTGTTTCACACCATGTCGGGCGTGAATACATCAGGTGGTGATACCGTGAGTGGTTATCAAGGCACCGCTCACGGTGATAGGAACGGCGCGATGTGGTATAACGCCAGTCAAAGGCAACGAAACAGGTCATTGCCGGTTAATGCGACGGCAGGTGTGTACGTAACCAGTGAGCAAATCATCGAGGGGGACTCGCCGGAGTATGTTGCCGCCAACCGGCACAACTTCACTCCTGACCAGCTTGGAACCGGTATAATAAAGGTTCCGCCGGAGTTTGAAATTGTATCCGGAAAATCGTTTCATAATTACCTCAACGGTCTCACCGCAAGTCAACAGCTATACAATGATGAAGTAATTGAGGAGCGGGAATTTGATTTTCCCGGCATGATAACGTCAGTTCTTGAGCAATTAGAAGACGATGACCAGGTAGAAATAACGGTAAACGATGACGGAACGGTAACGATTGTCATTGTTAAAGGCGGTGCCGGCGGCGATGACACGCCCGGAACCGGAGACGGCGGCGGCAATGGTACCGGCAACGGCAACAGTGGAACTACCGCGCCGAGCGGGTTTTGGAACTCGGTGCTGTCGATGCTTAATCGGATTATCAAACTGTTGGAGGACATAGAGCGTAATACCGCTGAACTATTCAATTTTGACGATGATTGGGCGGGTGGCGAGGCTGGCGGGACTGCAAAAAAACCGTTTTGGCGAAGGATTGTTGACGGTGTAGGCAACGCTGTTGGAAGTGTTTTTGAAACCGGCGGCAACGTAGTCGGGAGTATTGCCGAGGGCGTCGGAAACGGACTTGGGAGCGTTTTCGGCGGCACAGGCGAATTAGTCGAAGGCATTTCCAACGGCGTCGGAAACGTACTCGACGGGATTTTTGGCGGTGACGGTACGGGTCTGATTGGGGCAATCCTTGATTTAATAAAAGCAATAATTGAATTGCCGGTTAAAATCCTAAACACCCTTGGACTCGACAAGTTAATCGGCGGCATTCCTGGAATGTTAACTGATATACTCGGTTTCCTTAACGGGTTGGTGAAGACGCTGACCGACTTATTTACAAAACTCATAATTCCAAGTGAAGGATTTTTTGAAAACTCTTTCGACAACCTGCAAAATCAATTTGAAGTTAAATTGCCGGTTATCAACCAAAGCAAAGGCATTTATGATGACTTTATAGGAATGCTCGGCGATACTCCCGAAAAAGCACCGGAACTTAAATTACAAGGCGAATTATTCGGAGCCGAAATTAACCAAAGCGTTATTGATTTTTCCTGGTTTGAGCAGTACCGCGGTTGGTTTCACGGAATAATAATTGCGTTCGCGTACATCGCTTTTATTCGCAAATTAATCAAGCGAATACCAAAATTAATAGGAGGTGTTTAATATGTTGCTTGAGGCTATAGTCGGCATTTTGCTGTTCATTCCAAATTTGTTATTTTCAATGTTGCCGACCATTGAATTTACAATTCCCGACAACATATTAAGCGGAGTGAGCGACATTTTCGCCATGGTAGGTTATTTTTTCCCGATTGCGGCATTACTGCCAATTCTCGTTATGTCGCTGGCGTTGGATATGTTCAGAATTGTTGTGGCAATCGTGGTGCGCATAAAATCATTTATCCCCGGCATGGGTGCGTAAAAAACTAAAAAATTAAATTTGGAGGTGTCATCATGTGGCTACTTAACGTACTAAAATTCGTATTTTACCTATTCTCGCCGTTCCTGGCGTCGTGCCTGGTATGGTTCGTCTACTGGCGCGTGTTCAAGAAAATCAAACCCGTAAAAGGCGAGTACAAAAAAGTCAAACACGGTTGGAAAATCAAACGGCTGTTAATCGACTTTCCGAAACAGTTAATGTACGACTGGCTTGTCTTCGACCCGGACTTTTTCCGGGAATACGGCGTCCACATCGTCGCGGGAGAGCAGGGGAGCGGTAAAACCGTTACCGTTGCTTACCTGCTCCGGCGGTACCAAAAAATGTACCCGAAACTTAAAGTCAAAACCAACTTCGAGTACAAACACGAGGACGGTCAAATTAACGACTGGCGCGACATTATCGCGAGCGAAAACGGCATTTACGGGGAAATTAACGTCATTGACGAGGTGCAAAATTGGTTTAATTCGTTGCAGTCCAAGGACTTCCCAATCGAGATGATGACCGAGATTACTCAGCAACGCAAACAGCGCAAATGCATCATCGGGACGAGCCAGGTGTTCACTCGAGTTGCCAAGCCAATCCGGGAGCAAACCTACATTTTGTACGAGCCCAAAACGCTGTTCGGGTGCCTCACCGTCGTGTTCAAGTACAAACCCGAAATCAAAGCCGACTCCGGCAACCCCGATAAAAAGAAGTTTCGCGGCTTGTTTTTCTTTGTTCATAGCAAGGAATTGCGCGAAAGTTTCGACACTTATCACAAAATCGAAAAAATGGTGAAAGGCGGGTTTAAACCGGCTGAACAGCACGTAAGCGCGGGCAACGTGGTGCTCAGACTGCCGGATAAATTGAAAGTAAAGTAAACTTTACAGGGGGAGGCACCATGTGCCTTTACCCCCCGTGGCTAACAGGGGGGTACTAACGCCAAACACATTAAATAGGTAAAAAAGGAGTTTTGAAAAATGGGAAAGAATGAATACCCCATGATTAACTTGGCTACTGAAGACATCATTATTTATGACTGGCTGTCGGTATCGTCAAAAATAATGAGTGTGCAGTCAATGCTCGAATTTCTCGGATTACAGGAGTTGCCGTTCCAGATTATATCAGGGTTTTACGGCTATCGCCAACGGTATTATTATGACGGAATTAGCGTACATTTTGACGGACACAATGAAGACATGGGAATTTTGCTTGAAATGTCGGGGCAGGGGTGCCGAGTTTTCGAGACCTTCGGGCACGGCGATTGGGAGCGGCTTTTCGCGGAATTTACAAGCGAGGGTGAGGGTTACAACATAACTCGTTTGGACGTTGCTTACGATGACCACACCGGAACTCTCGACCTTGAAAAAATCGCGGAATTAACCCAAAAAGGGCTGTATTTAGCCAAAGCCAAGAAATGGACGGTTCAAAACGGTTCCGACGGCATTACTGTTTACATCGGTTCCATGAAATCCGAAACGTTAATTCGCTTTTACGACAAAGCAAGAGAGCGCGGATTCGCCGCCGAAGACGGCGTACACTGGGTGCGCTGTGAAATCCAGTTGCGGCACGAGCGGGCGTCCAACTTCGTAAAATTAAACCGGACGATTGGCGAAAAATTCGGCGGCGTACTTAATAATTACCTGCGTTTTGTCGACGAAAATCCCAACGACCCGCACCACAAACACCGTTGGAATACCTCTGAATGGTGGATTAATTTCGTAAAAACGGTAGAAAAAATCTCGATTTACAGCAAAAAGGACATTGAGTACAATTTGTCGCGGGTTGAGCGGTTTATTTTCCGGCAATGCGGGAACTCGATTGACACCTACATTAAATGTATGGGCGTGGATTATTTCCTGAAAAAACTCGATGAACGAGACTCGCGATTACAGGAGCGACACCGCGCGATTATCGACCAATACAGGCAAAATTCAGATGTACATCAACAAAACGCCCCGCAAACTTGACAGCCGCGGGCGGTTGGTAATTCCCGCGCGCATTCGGCGGATTTTTCAAATCGACAACGGGGAAGTCGAAATCCTCACCGAGAACGATTTAATCTGCATTCGCGCGGTCAGTCAAGAGCAAAAAGAAAAGTCCGACTCTCGCGCATCGGCGTCGAGCCCAACTCGCGGTACATCGTTGTGTAACCGTTGCATTTGCTCGTCCTGTACCGGGTTTGGCTGTCCGTGGATTGCCAAACACTGGCGGTACCAAACCGACGGGCGTATGCCCAACCGTTGCCACAAATGCGCGGTAAACCGCATGGAGACTATCCATGACTGCGATTTTTACACCTCCCGCAAACGCAAACGGTTCTACACGGTGCGCCGGGTCGTGCGCGGCGAGAGTAGGTTCGATGTGTTGATTAGGGAAGTACGGGAGTTGAGAGGGTTAATCTCCAAGGAGTAACCTCCAAAAATGTCCCACCCAATTTCGTATAATTTTTATTACTTTTTCGGGAGTGGGAACTCCCTCACTCACTCGGGCGGGGCAGGGACGTCCCCGCGGGCAGCAAAGGGCTGCCGCGGGGGCTCGCCCGTTGAGTTGGGAGTTATTTTTTTACAGAAACCTTAACTTCAATCATCTGCTCACTCGAAAATATAGACAAAGACAGGAACTCCAAATAATAATCCCCGTCGCCGGTGTACGGTACATATATGTAAGTGTCCATAGTTGCTCCAGCGCGTATTTTACCAAGTTTGTCAATATCATCGTCAAAACGCGAAAATTCTGACGTTGGTATTTGAATGCCTTTGAGGTCATAACGTGTTAATCTAAAAAATGAAAGTACCTGGTCGGACTTATCGCCGATGTTATTTAACATGGTCGAAATTTTAATGTACTCGCGCCCCTTGTCTTCGATGACCTGGACTTTAGTAAAATCAATTTCAAAACTCCTGAAGTGGATTGTTTGAGGCTCAACTTCGATTTTGCTTTTGCGTGCAAAAATAATGCCTTTGTCTTTCAAGGTAAAAAAGGCAAAAGCAGAGCCGCCCAAAATGACACCCACTATTGCGACTATAACGACTTTTTTCAATATCCCGGATATTACTTCGCCCATAAATTCGTTTTTCATAAAACTTCCTTTCTTTTACCTCGCAATCGTTTGATTAATATTTCGCCCGATTGCCACTTGATTTACCATTTGGTTGTCATCGTTGTCTTCGATGTACCGTCCAACAAGAATATCCAGCGGGACTTTGAAGAGTTCCGCTAATTTTATGAGCGTCTCAATGCTGGGCTGTCTATCGCCAGTTTCGTAAAAACCATAAGCCCTCTGCGAAACATTTATGAAATCAGCCGTTTTTTGTTGGGTTAGTCTGTTTTGTACTCGTAATCTCTTTAGATTACGCGAAAATTTAGTTTTCATTGCTATCACCTTTCCTGTGTGTCATTATAACATGGTTTGTACACATTTGTCAATATCGCATAAAATTTTTGAGTACATTTCGTACGATTTGTCCATTGACTTTTAGTACAATAAGTGCTATAATGTAATCCCCCCACTCCCCCGGTGGAGTTGGTCAACATATACCCACTATCAAAAGAAAGGAGGAGCCACGCGATGAAAATCATAGGAGCGGATATCAAGTCGGGCGAGTATCAGGGCAACAAATATTGCAATGTCATGCTGTACGGGACGTATCCGGTCACGTCCGGTAACGGCATCGGTGATGCAACCCGGCATGAAAAAATCAAGTACGAAGTGTTTTGCAAGAACATGGGCGTCAAGGACGTAACCGCGGACGTGTTGTTTAGCCTGATTGGCGAAGAGCTTGAATTTGGCTACGACCGGTACCAAAACGTCAGCTACATTCACAGGCTACAACCTGAACCTGCTACGGAGTGAAATTATGGAATATGTAGGATTTCCCGGGGACGCCACCCCCGAAATTGCCGAAGTGGCAGACCATGTATGCGGGTTCACACCTGAACTCGCGGCGTTGCTTGAGGACTTTCTTGTGATGTTCTCCGGCATATCGCTTGTCGCTGTAGTCGCAGTGATAGGCTTTTGCATATACAAATTTTTGCGGATATTCTTTTAGGAAGGAGGGAAAGAGCATGAAAACGAAGTTGAAAATTATGTTGGTTAGCGCGTTGTCATTAGTAACTGTCGCAACAATGGCGATAGTAGGTTCGGCTGAACCAGCTGCAACCGCTCCGCAACAGTTGTCGGGCATGGTAACGTCAGAAATCTTTATGGGCATATTGAATCAAGTATTAGCACTGGTGCCCATCCTGTTACCCGCAGTAATAGGCTTTTTGGCGTTCCGCAAAGGCTGGCAGTTCCTCAAATCACAAATCAAAGGCGCGTAG